GGAATATCAGGATTCAAAGACATTTTATTGTCAAGAACATTGATGTCCAAACTCAAAAGGTAGAAAACAAGGATTTGCCTAAATTATTTAAGCTTTCCCTTGCCACTTACTTTTCTCAAAACATGAAGCAAGAACTTCCAGAAGGTCATGAAACCTCCTTCAAGCTTTTCAACCCTCATGTGTCCAAACTTGTGAATAGATTGTTTCTTCGATCTTTCTCTCGGCGAATTCGTTTCTGCTTTGACTTACTGCAATGTAAGTCTATGGCAAATGAAGTACCTGAAGAGATGATTCGAGAAGCTTATCAAAAACACGCCAAAATTCTTTCAAATGAATTCCATACAACACCCGAAATTATTTCCGAGTTCAGAGATTTTATTCAACCCTTTATTAAAGGCTTGAAACCAATTACTGAAACTAAACTTGCCCCTAAGAAGGCGTATTTAGATTGGAAACAAAAGAAAGGTGGTGTCAAAGAAGCACTTCGTAAAGAACTGGATTTGTTTGATTATAAAGATGTCAGGCCCCGTTTGGAGCCAACGACACTTCATATTCAAGGCATTCCTGGTCTTGGGAAGTCACTTCTTTTTGCACGTATGGGAAAACGATTTGATCGTTTCTTTGGTCAGGAGGATTCCATTTTTTGGAAAAGCTCCACGTGTGATCATTATGATGGATATCGTCAACAACCTGTTATGGGAATTGATGATATTTTCTATCAAAAGGTCGATAAGCAATCAAAAATTCAAACTACATTAGAGCTTCTTCAGCTTTGTTCCACAGTCGACTTTTGTCCGCCAATGGCAGACCTTCGTCAAAAAGGAATTAAGTTTGTTTCTCCCATTGTTCTTCTTTCGTCGAACCATGGTTATGAACATGTGAAGAATCTTGATGCTCAAGTCAATAATACAGAAGCCTTTGTCAGGCGTATGGATTTTTGGTATGATATCAAGAAAGTAAAGGAAGGGGATAGTACTTCTTTTATCCTTACGGATATTAGAAAACACTATTCCAATCCAAACTTGCTTAATCGTAGTGTTCACTCTCCAATGGGAGATGAACTGATCTTTGAAACAATGGCTGAAGTCGAGGATTATCTTTTCAATAAGGTGATCAATTCTTATATGAATAAAATCACTTTCTATCGAAATGAATTCTCTTGTTTCAAGCCAACTATTCGTCAATTTATTAAAGGCTTTGGTGGGAAATATCTTTATGAATTTCCCGCTGAACCTCCAATGGACACTCGTATCGTTGAAGCCTATGCAATCCCAGAACCCCTTAAGGTTCGAATGATTACAAAAGGCCACAAGTATACATGGGCTTTGAAACCTGTCCAACTTCGAATGTTCGAGTCTTTGACTCAATTTCCAATCTTTGAACCGTGCTGGAATCCAGACTACACTAAAGTGTACTCAGGGACACCAGAACGTCCAATGTTAGTTTCGGGAGATTACTCTTCCGCTACTGATGGAATCTGTCAAGACTTGACTAAAGTCGTTGGAGAGGAGCTTGTGAAAGTATATCCAGAACTGGCGCAGTACATTAAGTACGGCACCGGAACACATATTGTCC